GGAACGTACTGCTTATTATTCCGAGCAAACTAAGGCTCAAATAGAATCCGTTGACAACAACCTGATGCGAGAAAATGATCCTCGTATGCCGCTCTTTAATGATCGGAAGACAAAGATCACTTTCGGTAACGGAACTTAATCTTAACAGGAGTATAAGCGATGGCTTATCCTACAGTAGATGCCCCTTATGGGCTAAAGCCAGTTAAGATGATTAGCGGTTCCCCCTATACTGGTGTTACCCGGCAGTACAGAATTGCTAGTGCTTATGGCACCAACATCTTTTACGGGGATGTCGTTAAACTTGTAACTGGAGGCACCGTCGAGCGGGATACCGCTGATGCTGCCATGACACCAATAGGTGTCTTCATGGGATGTACTTTCACTGATCCCGGTACATCTCAACCGACCTTTAAACAGTATTGGCCAGCTAGTACGGTTGCTAGTGATGCGAGAGCATATGTGGTCGATGCTACCGATGTATTGTTCAAAGTAGCTGTCATTTCGTCTGCAGCTAGCAGCACTATTGTAATGGCTGATCTCGCTATTACCGATATTGGAGCTAATGTGCAGATGGTAGATAATAGCGGCAGTACCACCACCGGTAATTCAAAAATTGCTGTTGATGATACTTCCGCTACTACCGCTACGTTCCCTCTTAGGGTAGTGGATGTTGTGACAGAGACCAAGACTTCTTCAACGGCCTTCCCTGAAGTGCTCGTTAAGTGGTGTGCTGGTCATCAATTTGACAACACAACCGGCGTATAGAGGAGTAACGTAAAATGGCTATTTCACGTGCCCAATTACTAAAAGAACTCCTCCCCGGTCTTAATGCTCTATTTGGTTTGGAGTATGCTAAGTACGGTGAAGAGCATAAGGAGATTTTTGAATCAGAATCTTCTGACCGTTCTTTTGAGGAAGAAACGAAACTGTCTGGCTTTTCTGCCGCACCAGTCAAAGACGAAGGCTCTGCCATCGAGTATGACAATGCACAGGAAGCATGGACGGCTCGTTACACACACGAAACCGTTGCGATGGGATTCTCAGTTACTGAGGAAGCAATTGAAGATAACCTGTATGACTCTTTGTCTGCTCGTTATACGAAGGCTCTTGCCCGCGCTATGGCTTATACCAAACAGGTTAAGGGGGCTACCATTCTTAATGAAGCCTTCTCCACCACTCATGGTGATGGCGTAGCACTTTGTTCTACTGCCCATCCGCTTGTTTCTGGTGGTACCAACGCAAATACGCCCTCTACAGCGGCTGATCTTAACGAGACTTCTCTTGAAGCCGCCGTTATTTCGGTTGCCGGTTGGACGGATGAGCGTGGCCTGTTGATTGCCGCAAAACCACGTAAACTCGTTATTCCACCAGCGTTGCAATTCGTTGCTACCCGCTTGCTGGATACCGAAGGACGTGTGGGTACTGCGGATAACGATATCAACGCCATTAAAAATAATGGTTCGGTGCCTCAAGGGTACTCGGTCAACCACTATCTGACTGATACAGATGCGTGGTTCCTTATGACTGATGTGCCAAATGGTTTGAAGCACTTCACTCGTGCCCCGATGTCTACATCTATGGATGCTGATTTCGACACGGGTAACAGCCGTTATAAGGCGAGGGAACGTTATTCGTTCGGTGTTTCTGATCCTCTAGGGGTCTATGGATCACCGGGTGCCTAACTGTTTTGTCACCTAAGAGGGGTAACAGGGGTCTTTTGCTGTCACACTAGAGCTTGTTACCCCCCTTTTTTTATTATATATTTTGACGTATCCCTGACAGTCTCAATGACTGACACTAGCCAAGACAGGAGATAATCATGGCTAATACAACGTTTAACGGTCCCGTCCGTTCTGAAAACGGGTTTGAGCAAATTTCTAAAACCGCCGGTACCGGCGCTATAACAACCAATCTTGATATTGACACAAGTGGTAATCTAGTTACCACCGGCTATGTCTCGTCTTATGACAATGTTGTAAGTATTACTGATGCTACTTACAGCGTTGAATCAACCCAGTCCGGCGCAGTTTTTACCCTTAACCGCGCAGCAGGTATTGTTGTTACGTTACCAACAGCGGTGGCAGGACTCCATTACACTTTCATTGTAGGAACCACCTTTACAGGTGCGGGGCAGATTAATACAGACAACACCAGCGATCTCTATTCTGGCTTTGCCATGCTTTTTGATCCTGCGACAGCTACTGACATGAATGCCTTTATCCCTGACGCTAGTGACGATGACACCATCGATCTTGGCACAGCGGGACAGGGTTGGCTTGTTGGTGGAATTATTCGCCTGAAAGCAGAGACAGCAGCGGTCTGGCATTGTGAGGCTCATCTACATGGTGATGGTACTTTAGCAACACCATTTGAATAAGGAGATAAGTATGTCCTCTGATATTCAATCAACGTTTATAGAGTCTGCAGCAATAGACGCTGATGGTATTTCTACTGCTGCGGCGGTTGGCGATGGTGCTAATCTGGTCATTGGGGGTGCTTTAGCCTCTGGAGGAGCAGTTACTTTTGACCAACCGCGTAATGTAACTATCCTGAGTGCCGGTGATGATTCAGGGATTTCCTTCACTGTTACAGGAACAGATGAAGCGGGAGATTCCGCAACTGAGTCCATTACCGGGGCAAACGCTGGTACAGCAACAGGTTCAGCCTATTTTGCAACTGTTACCGCAATTGCTGCGGTAGGAGATCCTGCTGGAAATGTGAGTGCTGGCTCCGGTACTACTATTGCTGCCCCTATGTTCAGGGGTAGGATGAGACTTCGTGGTATGTATGTTGTAAATACTGGTACCGCAGGTACAACTACTTTCAGGCAAACTTCTTCATCTGGCACAGTAAAGATGCAGTTTAATACTGTAGCTTCTGCGAATACTACGCAGTACCCTGATGTTCCTGATGATGGGATCTTGTTTACGGGTGGTGGTTACGTTTTATACACGCAGGGAACTCTGTCTTCTATAACGGTGTTCTACAGTTAGAGTATGCCTAGCAAGAGTAAGAAGCAGCACAGGTTTATGGGTGCTGTAGCTAATAATCCAGAGTTCGCCGCGGAAGTTGGCGTTCCTCAATCTGTGGGAGCTAGTTTTATGGCTAAAGATAAGAAGTACATGGGCGGCGGATTGCATAGGATGCCTAAGTATCAAATTGGTGGACCTGCACGTACGCCTGAACGTGATACCTCTGCTATGCTGGCGCAAGGTCTTGGATCTGCTGGTGCTACTCCGGGTCTCCCAACTATTGGCGCACCTGAAGGTCCAGCTAGGCGTCGTCCAACTGATAGAGAGCCAAGAATGGACGAAACTCGTAATAGACCTATGGGTTTTAGGGGCGAAGAATTTGATGTTGAGAGAGTAAAACCCCGAAAGAAAAAGAAGAAAAAGGGTCTGCGTAACCTCTATGTCGGGGGTAAAATTCGCGGCTGCGGTAAGGCTGTACGAGGTCGTAAAAAGGCTAAACGCATAGTTATGAAGGGTTCCTGATGGAAGGTAGAGTTGGTTACACGGTCAGGCGCAAAGTAAAAGAGTTTGTGCAGAAAAGGAAAGATGCTGTCCCAAAGTATCTTAAAGGTACGTGTAGCGACCATGCTAACAGGGATATTGAGGATTGTTGTAAAAAAATAGAACGGAGGAACAAATGCCTACCGTAGGAAAGAAGACGTTTAAGTACACTAAAGCCGGAAAGATGAAGGCTGCTAAATACGCGAAAAAGACCGGTAGTAGAGTCAAGAAGAAAACTAAGAAAGCATAGTAATGGCTACTTCAGGCACAACAGCGTTTAATATGGACTTTACGGAGATCGCTGAAGAAGCGTGGGAACGTGCTGGCCGTGAAATGCGATCTGGATATGATCTCCGTACTGCTCGCAGATCTATGAATTTACTCACCATAGAATGGCAGAATAGGGGCATAAATCTATGGACGATAGATTCCGGCACTGTAAGCCTTACTACAGGCACTTCCCAATATACCCTTCCTGCTGATACAATAGATTTATTAGAGCAAGTCATACGTACTGATAGCGGTAACACGACTAAACAATCTGACCTTAATATTAGTAGAATCAGCGTAAGCACGTATGCCTCGATACCTAATAAGTTGACACGTGGCAGACCAATACAGTTCTGGATAGAGCGACTTCGTGATGCTCCTCGTGTAAACGTATGGCCTGTACCGGATAGCAACGATTACACGCTCGTGTACTACCGTCTTAGGCGTGTTGAAGATGCCGGTAATGGGGCTGAAACAGCCGATATGAATTTTCGGTTTCTGCCTTGTTTGGTAGCAGGATTGGCCCACGGTATAGCTATGAAAGATCCAGAACTTGCTCCTAGGATTCAAATGTTGAAGGCTGAATATGAAGCCCAGTTTGAATTAGCAGCAGGAGAAGACCGGGATAAAACCTCAGTTAGGCTTGTACCCCGTGCTACTAGAATTTGAATTATTATTCAGGAGTTTAATAGATGGAATGGATTAGAAGCAGAATTACCGAACCAACTACATGGCTTGCAGTTGGTGTCGGAGCGTTAGTCTTATCTGTGGCCGTACCGCAAGGTGCTTTCTACTTTTTAGCAGGGGCAGCCGTTACAGCCGTAGTTGGGGCAGTACTAAGAGAGAAGGCCCAATTATAAGGTCTTATTATGTCTGAAAGGTTTGCATCCGGTAAGAAGGCCATAGCAGAGTGCGATGTTTGTGGATTTGTGTACAAACTACATGAACTACGCACTACTACTGAAAAGGGGAAAGTCACTAATATACTGGCATGTCCTACCTGTTGGGATGCAGATCACCCCCAGAATAAGTTAGGTATGTACCCTGTGCACGATCCACAAGCTATACGGAATCCCCGCCCTGATTATGCGGGTCGTGCCCAGAGTAGAGCACAAATTGTTCCTGTTACTTCGACAGGAGGAGTCAATCCGGCTGGGGAAAAAGAAATACCACCTGTTATAGGTGCTGGATTTATAGGTCAGGTTGTAGTAACAACTTCCTAGGAGTTTGGTCTAAATATGAATTATGCAGAATTAAAAACAAACATAGCGGATATATGTGAGAACACCTTTACGGATGCTCAATTAGCCCTGTTTGTAGACCAAGCTGAACAGAACATCTATAATACCGTACAAATCCCCGCATTACGTAAAAATTCTCAAGGGGTCTTAACATCTAGCAATAAGTATCTGACCGTACCAGATGACTATCTATACACGTATAGTCTGGCTGTAGTAGATGGCGACGGTGTATTTACTTACTTATTAAATAAAGACGTTAATTTTATCCGTGAGGCGTACCCTAACCCCGCTACTACCGGCACACCTGTCCACTATGCAAATTTTTCCGATACTAGTCTTATAGTTGGGCCAACACCTAATAGCGGTTTCACCGTAGAATTACATTATGGGTATTATCCTGAGTCTATTGTCACCGCGAGTACTACATGGTTAGGGAATGAATTTAGTTCTGTGTTGTTAAATGGTTCTTTAATTGAAGCTGTACGTTTCATGAAGGGCGAACCGGATATAATTGCTAATTACGAGAAATTATATCTACAATCCATAGGATTACTTAAAAATCTCGGTGATGGTAAGTTACGTGAAGATGCTTATCGTTCGGGTCAATATAGACAAGCTGTAAGTTAGGAGTAAATTATGGCAATCACACAAGCGATGGCAACTTCTTTTAAGGTAGAACTTTTAGAAGGGGTACATAATTTTAAATTAAGTGGTGGCGATACCTTTAAAATAGCGTTGTATACATCCAGTGCCACCCTTAGTGCTTCCACAACGGCATATAGTGCGACTAATGAAGTATCTGGCACAGGGTATACTGCAGGTGGTAATACCCTTACCAGAATTGACCCAACGAGCAGTAGTACAACCGCTTTTACTGATTTTGCTGATTCTACATGGAGCAGTTCAACAATTACGGCAAGAGGAGCATTGATTTATAATGATACTGATTCTGATAAAGCAGTTGCTATACTAGATTTTGGGGCTGATAAATCATCTTCAGGTGGCGATTTTAAAATTACATTTCCTGTGGCAGATGCGAGTAATGCGATTATTCGTATCGCGTAGTTTATATAGGGAATAACTATGGCGTTAGGCGGCTGGGGAAGAGGTACTTGGGGTCAAGGTGAGTGGGGTACAGCCCTTGGTGTTGCTGTAACAGGAGTAGTAGGTACCACCGCTCTTGGTTCTGAAGCTGTTACAGGTGATGCAAATATTACGGTAACGGGGGTAGCAGGTACTTCCGCTCTTGGCACAGCAATAGGTGGAGGTGGTGCAACTGTTACAGTTACCGGTGTAAGTGCTACAGGGGGTGTAAGTAATGTTTTAGTTTGGGGTGTGATAGATACAAGCCAAACCTCAAATTTTTCAGCTATAAGTACTTCTCAAACGCCAAATTGGCAAAATGTTAGTGGATTTTAGACAAACACACAGTATTATGTTAACACACTATGATTGTACGAGGTTACACAAATGGCAACTACATATACTACTCTTCTTAAAATAGCTAAACCTACTCAGGGGGAGCTAGACGGATCTTGGGGTACGGTAGTAAATGACAACATAACGTCTATGATAGAAGAAGCTATTGCCGGACGTAGTGTTATTAATACTTGGTCTGGTAATTCGGCCACACTTTCAACGGCTGACGGTACTACCGCTGAATCTCGTTCGGCTATGCTTAGTCTAACTGATACTGGAACTAATTTAAGCGGGGCAGCCACTGTTATTTGCCCCACACTCTCTAAAATTTATATTGTGAAAAATGGAGCTGGACAAGTAGCTACCCTAAAGACCGCCTCTGGAACTGGTATCGCTATACCGAATGGGGCTACCATGCTTCTATTCTGTGATGGTACCAATGTAGTTGAGGGTATAAATAATATCACTGGAACCCTCACCACAGCGGCTATAACTGCTAGTGGTATTATAAAAACAGATAATACTACTGAAGCAACAAGTACAACCGATGGTTCATTACAAACTGATGGTGGGTTATCTATAGTAAAAGATGCAGTCTTTGGTGATGATGTTAAGTTGTTATCTGATGCTGCAGTATTGTCATTTGGTGCTAACTCTGAAGTTACACTAACACACGTTCATGATGATGGGCTATTGCTTAATACTGATATGCAACTTCAGTTTCGTGATTCTGCAATAAATATTAGATCAGACGCTGATGGTGACTTGGACATTAATGCTGATGATGAAGTTGAAATTAATTCAACTCTTATTGATATAAATGGGAACCTAGATGTTAGTGGCACAGGTGTTATTGCTGGGGCAGTTACTACTGCTGCCTTAACTGCTAGTGGTATTCTAAAAACAGATGATACAACAGAGGCTACATCTACAACCGATGGTTCATTACAAACTGATGGTGGATTATCTGTAGCAAAGGATGCGGTCTTTGGTGATGATGTTAAGTTGTTATCTGATTCCGCCGTACTTAATTTTGGTGCAGATTCAGATACTACATTAACACACACAGACGGTAGCGGTCTTACCCTTAATTCAACGAACAAGATTATGTTCAACGACGCTAGCCAGTTTATTCAAGGATCTAGCGGTACTGTACTTTCTCTTGGCGCAACAGATGAAATAGATCTTACAGCTACGACTATCGATATCAACGGGGCTGTCGCCCTGAACGGTGCGATTACCGGCGCAACAGATATTACGCTATCGGGAGAGCTTGACGCAGCCACACTGGATATAAGTGGAAACGCCGACATAGACGGCACTACTAATTTAGATGTAGTGGATGTAGATGGCGCGGTTAATTTTGCAGCAGACGTAACCTTTGCCGATGGCGCGGATATTATTACTGCTTCAGCAGGAACCTCAAACTTTCGAGCAGGTGTAAACGCGGGTAACTCGATTACGTCAGGCGGTAATTATAACGTAGCTATAGGTGATGAAGCTGGTACGGCGCTTACAACAGGAGATAACAATGTTCTGATTGGATATGGGGCTGGTGATTCTAATACAACAGCTACTGGTAATGTAGCTATTGGTAAAGAAGCTTTGGCAGGTTGTACAACGTCACCTAGTAATGTTTGTGTTGGAACTGGGGCTGGAGGTGCCATATCTACAGGAGATGGAGAGAATGTCTGCGTAGGCAATAATGCTGGTGCTGCTATGACTACAGGAGCACAAAATATTATCATAGGTGATAATGCTGGTGCTGGTGGGGCTATCACTGGTGGTGCAAATACAGTTGTAGGTGATAATGCTGGTTATGCTCTTGTGGCTGGACACAACAATACACTACTTGGAGCTTTGGCAGGTAACTCAATAGTAAGTGGCGGCTATACAATTGCAATAGGAAATGGAGCAGGTAATTCAGCAATTACAGGCGATCATAATCTTATTATGGGCCATGCTGCTGGTGACGCAATAACAAGTGGTGCTAACAATATTATTATTGGTCAGTCTGCTGGTACTACATTGACTACAGGATCTACTAATGTAGCTGTTGGTGCAGAGGCTCTATATTTTCAAACAACTGCGAGTAACAATGTAGCCATCGGCAATGCTGCTGGTAAAGCAACTACTACAGGAACGAATAATATAGCTGTTGGTGCTAATGCGTTAGATGCAGCTACCACAGGCAATCACCTAGTTGCAATTGGATATAATGCTTTAGGTGCAAACACAACTGCTTCATATAATGTTGCGATTGGCAAAGACGCTGGTCTTGTAAATACAACAGGCGATGGGTGCGTTCTCATAGGTTATCAGGCTGGTGCTGCTCATACAACTGGAACATTGAATACTTGCGTAGGATATCAAGCTGGCGATGCCATTACAACTGGTACTCATAATACATTACTTGGCGGCCTTGCTGGTGGAGCAATAACAACTGCTGCTCATAATACTTGTATTGGTCTAAATTCAATGATTCTTGGAACGACAGCTACACAAAATATAGTAATAGGCAACTATTCTGGAGATGCAATTACAACAGGTTCATATAATGTTATGATGGGAGTTAACAGTATGACTTCCCTCACAACTGGGGCAAGCAATGTTGCTATCGGACATAACGCTGCTGATAATCTTACCACTGGTTCATATAATGTCTGTATAGGTCAAAACGCTGAACCATCTGCTGTAGGTGGGGCAAATCAAATTATTATTGGTGATCTAAATCAGACAGGCAAAGGCAACAGCACAGGATTTATTGCACCGAGCACTGGTGGGGTATATCAGGGAAATAATTCCACAGCATGGACGCAAACATCAGATCGAAGAATTAAGAAAGACATCACTCCAAGTACAAAAGGGTTACAAGAAATCAATCAGATTACTCCTTGTACTTTCTATTATAAGTCTAATGAAGAACTTAATGAAATTCCTGAGTTTGAAGGATGTAAAGAAAATCTACCATTAGATGTGCTTACTACAAGTGCAATTGCACAGGAAGTTCAAGAAGTGTTTCCAGAGGCAGTTACAGAACGAAACGATTATGGAATGCTTGCAGTAAAAACAGATCCTATTTTGTGGGCAATGGTGAATGCAATTAAAGAACTATCCGCTGAAGTAACAGAACTCAAAGAATGGAAGGCACAACACGATGGCTGAAGAAACGAATGTTATTCAGATTGGTGGTAGTGAGTATGATGCAAATGACCTTACGGATCAGCAGAAATACTGGTGCGCTCAAATTCAGGATTTGCAACGAAAGCGTCAGCAGATACAGTTCCAGCTAGATCAAACTTCAGTAGCTTTGGATTCGTTTACTAGCTCTCTAATCCAGAGTTTGGACACAGAGAGCAACAAGACAGAGGAATAGAACAATGGTTGATAACACCCCCACTGCTGCCGAGATTGACGCACATTTTAGCGCAATGAGCGACAGCGTTTCTTTGATAAACGCGATTGTTGCTGACGACAGCGAAGCGTTGGTTAATCAAACCGCTGCAGAAGTGAAAGCGACGGTTACGAGAAATACGGATCATCTGGAATTGCAACTTGCTACAGACTGGGCTATTGCAGATAACCGTAGCAAAACATCCTATACGGATGCGATCACGGCTGGGAAAGCCTATGTGGCCGCGTAATATTTAACGGAGTTAGGATCATAGTAGATGGACGACCCTAAAACTCCAGTTGATGTCGCAGCTATAGCCGTCGCGGGATTTTCGTGGGCAGAATTTTTGCCTAATATAGCTGCTTTATTTTCTATTATTTGGTTAGTTATCCGCATTTATGAGACTAAAACATTCCGTAAACTACTAACACGATTGTTTACAAAAAATGGGTAAAAGGCAGAACAACCGTGGATTTAATTCAAAATTATTGGCACCAGATTCTATTTTTAGGGGTTGTGATAATCCTTTTTACCCGTATGAGAACAGAATTACATGAATTACGTAAAGATGTTGAGGAGATACGAAAGAGGGAGTTATACGCAAAGTTCGTAGAATTACGAGCAGAGACAAACGTATTAAACAAACAAACAAGTAGTCTTTGGCAGTTTGTTAATACGCTTAGAGATCGTATAGGAAACGGAAAATAATTATGCAAAAGAAGTTAGAAAACGACTCTGTGCATAATGATTTAGACCTAGATAGTGATGGGGTCGTTTCAGATACAGAATTAGCTGCCGCAGATGCCCTTCGGAAATATGAAAGAGCAGATGCCCAACGTAAGATGGCTTGGACTGCTATGATCTCTATGCTTGTATTTACCTGTTTTATTTTCCTACCAGTATTCCCTGATAGCAGGATTACTGCATTAGCCGATTTATTCGGTCTCTTCTACATAGGTCAAGCCGGGGTTGTCGGTGCGTATATGGGTATGACCGCATATATGAGCGCGAAACGATGATTAAGATATCTCTGTTTGCATCCATGTTTTTAGTATCAGTTTTTGGTTTTTCCTGTTCTTTACCTTTATCTGCCCAAACCGAAGGGCAGGTACAGTATGATAATCATCCTTGTGGATATCCTGACCTATCTCTAGATAGCATACGGATGTTTTTTCACCATAAATGGAGAGCTAGTTCAGCAGAGTTACATGATATAGCTCGGGAAGAGTGGATCAGATACCACAAAATAAAAGATCTTAACATAACTAAAGTTATTGTGTTTCAAAGCCCTATGCAAAAAACTATGGCAATAGTATCTGCAAAACCTATAGATGATATTATGTGTATAGTTAGAGTAAAAGCACAACTAGCTTTGGCTTATACCCCTGAGAAGTTACAAGAAATCTTAGGTGGCACAGCTATGGAGCCAGATGTTTAGATGGAATGGTTGATTATAACGATAGGTGCGAAGTTCTGTTGCATAGGAGCTTCGGGCATAGGTGGTTTGGCCAATTGGGCAGTTAAAAAGGCAATCAGTTGGCGGGATCTTTTGTTGGCTATTTTTGTAGGGTGGGTAGCTGCGGAGTTTTTTATCCCTCCAGTAATGAAGCATTGGGAACTCGATATGACTTGGGGTCCGGCAATTGCTTTTGTTATTGGATTCTGTGGGATACGTTTGCTGCCTGTTCTTGAAGAAGCTATAACAAATAAAGTGAAAAAAGGTTAAAAACAGAGGGTTTTAAATGCTGAGTTTACTAGGAACATTATTAGGGTTTGGTACTAGCATAGTACCAGAAATTCTCGGGTATTTTAAACAGTCTCAGGTAAACAAGCAGGAATTGGCTATGCTTGAGGCTAAAGCCAAATATGCTGAACAGTTATCTACATTAAAAGTACAGGAATTAGATGCTCAGGCTGAAATAGAAGAAACAAAGGGGTTATATGCACATGATAGAAGTATTGACGCTGGAGGATTTGTCAACGGTCTTCGGGGTTCTGTGCGCCCTGTCCTTACTTACGCCTTCTTTATCTTATTTGCGACATGCAAAGGAGTCACTCTATACGCTATGGTAAACACCAGCGGAATGGATTTATCGGCTGGATTGCTTGCTATATGGGATGAAGAGACTCAGGCTATATTTTCAGCTATAATAGCTTTCTGGTTTGGAAATCGGGCAATGTCAAAAGCCAGAGCATGGCGAGCAGGTAAATGAGTTATTTTCTATCAAAACGTTCTTACGGAAACCTAGAAAAAGTAGATAAAAGGTTATTTGATGTAGTTGAAACTGCTATACAATTAACTACAGTTGATTTTGGTGTTATACAGGGATTACGGACTGTGGAAGAACAGGAAGCTCTTGTAGCAAAAGGGGCATCTCAAACTATGAAATCCAAGCATCTTGAAGGGTTTGCAGTGGATCTTATGGCTTATATAGGTAGTAGAGGGTCTTGGGAGCTTAGTCTCTATGATAATATAGCTGATGCTATAAAAGCAGCCGCAGGTTATCATGAAATAGCTATTCGGTGGGGTGGAGCATGGCATATACCGGATATACGTAAATGGGGCGGTACTATGGAAGAAGCCATGAATAGCTATATTGACCTATGTAGAGCGGCTAAAAGACGCCCTTTTATTGATGGGCCACATTTTGAATTAAGTGGGTAAACACATGAAAAGAAGATATGAGGCAAAAGCCATAACCAGCGACACAGTAGAACCAGCCCATAGCATAGAAATAGTATGTGCTGCTTGTGGATTTGATCTTGATGAAGCTGAATTTCATGCAGATACATGTTCTGACTGCGGAGCATCTTTGAACCTTAAAAAAAGTGTGACCATAGAAGTAACTTCAGTACCCGCACAGGGCGATACCTCGGAGTAATTAGTTATGCCTTTAAAGAAGTTGGATTTAAGGCCGGGAGTTAACAGAGAGCGAACACGCTACGCCAATGAAAACGGCTGGTATGAGTGTGATAAAATACGTTTTCGACAAAAACTGCCTGAGAAAATAGGTGGCTGGACACGTATATCTGCTAATACATTCCAAGGAGTATGCAGGTCGCTATGGGCTTGGGTTACCCTAGCAGGTAGTAAACTGGTTGGTGTAGGAACCCATCTAAAGTTCTATATAGAGCAAGGTGGCGTTTACAGCGATATAACCCCTATTCGAGCAACTACTACCAACGCGGCCACTTTTTCTGCTTCTAACGGATCTACTACAATAACAGTCACAGATAGCAGTCATGGAGCTATAGTTGGGGATTTTGTTACTTTTAGTAGTGCGGTTTCTTTAGGAGGCGTTATTACTGCAACTATTCTCAATGCTGAACATCAGATCGTATCAGTTCCGAGTACAAATACGTATACATTCACTGCTTCTGTTGCAGCTAATGCTTCCGATTCCGGTAACGGAGGTTCTGCTACTGATGCTGCTTATCAGATAAGTGTCGGCCCGGAAACTGTAGTACCTTTGACTGGATGGAGTGCCGGTAACTGGGGTGAAAGTACATGGGGTACCGGAGGTACAGGATCAGTAGAACTTCGTTTATGGAGTCAATCTAATTTCGGGGAAGATCTTGTATTCGGGCCTAGAGGTGGTCCCTTGTATTATTGGGATGCTACCAACGGAACTAGCACTCGGGGGGTACTACTATCCGGTTTAGGCGGTGCTTCTGATGTACCTACAAAACAGAATTTTATACTGGTATCAGACATTAGTCGGTTTATCCTGTGTTTTGGGGCAAATACTATAAGCACGAGCGTACAAGATCCCATGCTTATAAGATGGTCAGACCAAGAGAGTGCCGTTGACTGGACTCCTACGTCCACAAATCAGGCCGGTAGTATACGGTTATCCAGAGGTACAGAGATAGTAACCGCTATACCGACTCGGCAAGCTATAACTGCATGGACAGATGCTGCTGTATACAGTCTTCAATACTTAGGGGGTCAGGCCGTATGGGGGGTACAGGTTGTAGGTGAAAATACTTCTATAGCTTCCCCTAATGCAGTGATATATGCAAATGGTGTGGCTTACTGGATGGGGAAAGACAAATTTTACATGTACGACGGCACTGTAAAACCTCTTGTATGTGATCTGTTACGGTATGTATTTAGTGATTTTAACGCCATCCAAATTGACCAAGTATTTGCTGGCACTAATGAAGAACACCATGAAATATGGTGGTTCTACTGTTCCGGTGATTCATCTACTGTAGATAGATACGTTATTTATAATTACCAAGATCAGATATGGTATTATGGTAATCTAGCCCGTACAGCTTGGCTGGATTCCGGTATGCGTAATTTCCCACTCGCCGCTACTTATACTCCTAATCTGGTTAATCACGAGGAAGGTATAGACGATAACCA